TTCGTGATCACCCACTCACCATCTTTAAGAATAGCCTCTGTGATCGTCACAGTTAGCCCTGTAAAGCGTTCTGCAAACCAAAGGAGGGCGAGTTCAGAGTCTTGGTCAGCAAGCCGTACAGTGGCCTTGGAGGTCTTTGAGGGACCAACCGGAATAGTACTTACCGTCAAACCACGCGGAGTGTAGTCATCGCTTGCTAAAGTTACTACAATTTCACCCGTGCAGTAGTACTTGGGGGAGATAAGACCGATCTTAACTCCTTGTACAGTAGGCTGGTACTCATACCCCAAGACTTCTTCTTGGTCACTCGTTAAGTTGTATGACATTAATTAATCCCTGTGTTTTCTGCCTGGTGTCTAGCAAGCGTAGCATCCACAATAGACTCAACGAAGGTTACAAAGTATGGTGATGGATCAACTGTTATGCTGCTCTTCACGTCAACCTGCCCAATGATGATGAAAGGATCTCTATCGCCACCACCCGGTGGTATGTAGTCCGGGTCACCGGGCTGTGGAATATCGTTCTCTTGTTCTTGCCAAGTAGTAAGCAACTCGTAGATTCTCAATAACTCATCTACGATAGCTTGGTTACTCTCCATGATCTCCAAGCGGAATATTTCAAAGTACTCGTTAGCCAAAGCCTGTGCCCACTGGAGAGCAGTAATTACGTACTGGTCATACCCCTCAGTGTAGAACCTCTCACCCATTGTGCCCTGTAGTAACTGGCTGTACCGTTGTAGGTCAGCCATTAATCGGGTTAGCTCTTCTGGTGACTCAACACCATCAGCAATATCAGCCATGATTGCGTTAATACGGTCTATGTAGAAGTTCTCTCTCCCAAAGTCGTCCATGCCCCCAACCTGGATGCTCTCAATCTGAGCATCAATAGAAGCATTCATCCCCTCCTGCATCTGCTGTAACTGACGCAGCATTGCAATCTCTTGTTGTCTTACCTGAAGGATCAACGCTTCTACCTCGAAGGCAGAGTTAGCGCGTTCCAGAAGGTCCATCTGATCCATACCAACGGTCATCATTTCGATGACATCAAAGGTGTTAGCGATCATTGAGCGGAAGGCATCCATAGAGTTCATGCCCACCTCTTCCATAATCGTGTCCCAATCCATATCTTCAATAAGCCGACTCATGGACACCACAGCACCTACGTAGTTGCGGAGACTGTCCACCATCCTGTCAGCTCCCATTACCCCAAGCTCTTCCCAAAGCCGTTTAAGAGTATTGGTGTCAACACCTAGATGGCGTAGACCACGGTTGATGGCCCGTTTGAACACCTTTCTCAGATACTGCGGGATGATTGACTCTCTGAAAATCTGAGCAAACTCATCCACACCACCTTCACCAAGGAAGGTCCAAGCTCCGGGGGCTTTCAGCAGATCAAATAGCTCAGGATCGTTGAAGAGCCTGAGGACATCGAACATACCGTTATAGGCAATCTTCCACTCTTCTAAGCGGTCATTAATCCACGCCTGTCTAATTTCGGGACTAAGCTGTTGGTCTCGTTGCCAGTTGATGGCTCCAGTGCCTCTGCCCAAATCGACGTAGCCACCAGTACGGATGTCCTGTTCACCAGCCCCCTTGTAGCCCATAATGCCACCAGCAAGAGCAAGCACACCAGCAATGATCCAACCAACCGGACCCATCGCAGCAAGCGTTGCAGCACCAGTTATCATCATGCCAGCCGATACACCAGCCATTGCACCAGCAAAAGCACCCTGAGCAGCACCACCCCAACCACCACTACCTTGAGCAGCCGCAAACACACCACCAACGCCACCAACCATAGAACCCAGTGGGTCTTTTTCGATACGTTCTCTAATAGCCGCCCACCCATCTTCAAAGGCAGTAAAGATGTTGCCATCACCACCCTCACTGAAGGCATCCGAGAAGGCTTCGGAGAGATCATCTGTCATCAACTGGAAGGCCGTCTTCCACTTAGTAGCTAGGAGGTCAAAGAAGTTATCCCACTCACCAAGGAGGGTTACTGAGAGCACGTCCCCGAAGGCAACACTAATCTCATCAGCAGCATCCTTCCAGTGAGCCTTGGTCTTGTTGCTACTCTCCTCTGAGGTTGTAGCAAGCGCATCCACCTTATCCGTAGCTTCGTCAAGCCCCCCTGCGTACTCAGCTAGGCTCTCGTTAGTCTCCTCAATCCCCGCCTGAAGCTCTCCCTGGTTCTTCCAGTACTCGGTAATAGCATCAGAGCCAAAGTCAAGAAGGATATTAGTGGTCTTGATCAGATCGTTAAGCTTTTTGGTCTTTGCTTCCAACGCTTTAGCTGCATCAGCAGCAGTATTCATTGCCCCACCTGTTTGGTTCCAAGCGTCAGCGTTATCCTCAGCCGCCCCCGTGTTACCTTCAATCCTTCCAGTTAGAACAACGTAACGCGCAGTTGCTTTTGCAATTGTTATAGCAAGAGAACCCTGCTGTGCTTCCATCTCAGCTAGTGCAGCGGTGGCTTCCTCTACTGTTGTGCCTGCCCGCAACTTTGTAAACCAGCTCTCACCTTCCTCTTCGAAGTAGGCAAGCGTTTCCCTAAGTCTATCTACCTCAGAGATAACTGTGCTTAGCTTTATCTGATCCCCAGCAAGCTTAACACCAAGGAAACCCCGCTCTAGCCAGTTAACACCCCTTGTCAGAGCCTCAATTGACTCAAGCATGGTGTCAAAGATGTGGCTGTTGTTAGCCATCTGGGTGAACATCTCACCAACACGCTCGTTGAAGTCACTCCAAGCGTTTGTAACACGCTGCACCTTTCCACCATAGGTTTCCATATCCGCTGCTGCGGCTCCACTAAACTTCTCATTAAGCAGTGCGGCAACCAGCTCGGCTTTCCCCATAGCATCAGCGTTTGCAATGTCCTTCCGTGTCTTCTCGTCAAGGATAATTCCGTATCTTGACAGCGTTCCAAGTTGACCAGCAGCAGCCATTCCAACAAGCTTCACCGCGTTAGCCAAATCCATGTCTTTGGCAACAGCAAGGTCAATTGTTGGTAGGAGCAAGAGGTGTGCGGCTCTAAGGTTACCCGTAGTATCAATCAACTGCTGCATTGTTTTTGCAGACTCATCATCTCCAAAACGGGAATTTCGTTGCAGCTTAGCAAAGTAGTCATCTAAGATTGGGCTAAGTTCTTTGTAGGCACCACCAACACGATTAACGGAAGCTTCAAGCTGAGCAAAGACACGTTCCTGTGCAGATTGGGCATCAATAGCACTACTCAAATAGCGCACAGCTTTAGCAGCCGTGTACATAACCGCACCAGCTAAAGCCAACGCCTTAGTGAAATTGCTTATGCCGGTACTAGCCTTCTTGGTAGACGCGGGTACCTTGTCAATTTCCCCGCGTACATCCCTAACTTTACGTATAGCTCCTGCTGAATCAACAGCAAAGCCGATTAGGACCGATTCTTTTGACACTTTTCTGATTCCAATTTCCGCTTCTCAGCTTCAATAGAGACAAGCTCTAGGATGCAGATACGCAGTTTGCGATGGATGATGGGATGAAGGGGTATTTCGTAGACTTCTTCTAGGACAGTACGAACCTGTACCCAGTCAAAGTAGGTAGAGAGGATGCCACTCATTGTAGATATAGTTTGCCTACAGTCTGGTTGGATTAGACCCCACACCGTGTCCCAAACAAACTGATTGCCTGGGACTGGTCGTGGTATCTCTGAAGTATCAGGAAGGGTATCTCCGTGGTCTTTAGCCAGCTTGTAGACTGTGTGCCAGTACGCCGCACCATCAGGTGCGTAACTCCAGCGCACTAGCTCTCGGAGTTTTTTTCCTCTTCCTCTTCCTTCTCTTCTGCAAGAGCACCAGCGGCCTTAACAATTGCTGACATCAAACCAAGGTTGCTCGCAATCTTATGCTTATTGCCAGAGATGTCCTCACCCTTGTAGGTACCAGACTTCACGAGCTTATCAATAATTTTCTTAGCATCTTCGTGGGCTTTAGCCCCATCCTTGTGCTCTTTGAAGGACACGCCCTCTTTCTGAAGCTGAATCACCTTATCCTGGGTCAAAGCATAAAGCTCATAGGTCTCTACGCTCCCATCTGGGAACTCAAGACTTATAGCAATTGCTTCATCAACGAACAATCCTTCACCAATGTTTGACTCTACCTTAAATGTCTTCAAAATATCCTCCGTTATAGGTAATAGAAAAGGGCACCGAAGTGCCCTTCTCCGGGTTTATAGAATTAGGTCTACGATGCAGCGATAGCAGCATATGAAACAATAGTGTTCACTAGCGTGCTCTTCAAAATCGTAGCGTCAGCATGATCCTGGTAGTGAGCTTTGAACGGAAGCGTGATAAGCACACCCCGCGTAGCATCAACAGTAGGAGCAGCCGCTTCCAGATAGATCTCTGGAATATCGAAGGTCAGAGAGTCTGTACCATCGGTCCACGCAAGCTGAAGTGAAGACTCCGTGTTGTTGATGGCTTTCAAGAGCAGCGCGTTGCTCTGGAACAGAGCAGTAACGCTACCCGTTAGAGAAGCCATGTTCTCAGGAAGTTCACTAAGAGCACCCGCACCACCCACAACGTACTGTGAATCGTCCAGCCCGTTGTCAAGAGTGAAGTCCACAGACTGCACATAGGCAATCGGGGCACCACCCTCTTGGATGGAACCAGTGAAGTGGCTCTGTGCAATAGAGGTGTACTCAATTGGACCAGAGTCCAGCGTTGCACTCTCAGCGTCAATCAGGTCTGCCCCGATGATATTCACATCAAACTGAGTAACACCCTCAGAGCTAACCGACACGGCAAACGAACTGACCTTGCAGCCACCGTAGACGTGATAGAGGGCAAGATCGGTGAAGCCGTGCTCGAAGGTCATACCAACAGGCAGATCCCCAGCAACATCCTCATCGAAACCAACCTTGCTTACGTGGGTGTAGTCCGGTCCAGAACCAGTAGTATCTGGAACACCAATAGCATTCTTGAGAATCCAACCAGAAGCGTCATAGTGAAGGGGAGCTGTGAAGTTCCCATTGATGATCCGGTTACCAAGTACTGGTGGAGCCGGATTTCTATTCGCTCTGATCTCAGGATTGTCAATTAGATTTTGACCGAACCAGCTTCCCCCAATTGAGGAAATCGGAACTTTCGTGAAGTTAGTGGCGGGATCTCCATACGAAGCTTCCTCACCGAGTAATAGTTGAAACTGCGAGCCTTTACCTGTAGCCATTATTCACCATCCATTTCTGCGACGGCTTCTATGGCCTTAGCCGCCTGTTTGGGTTTATATTCGCTAACGACCTTGACGCTCTTGAAGCCCTTCTTCTTAAGAAGTTCTCCTACTGCATCCTTAACCGTGTACTCTTTACCGCGCCGGTACACCTCGCCTGCAATCATTACTTGGTCAGCAAGTCCCGGTGCGGAATCATAAAAGACTTTAACCATGTTCTTACTCCGCTAGCCGAGTGTGTACCCAACGTTGGACGTACACCACTCCGGTTCCGTTTGGCTCCACGTACTCCTCATTTGTGAGGTTCATGGGACCACAATCACTAGTTAAGCGTTGAGCGTTCAACGCCACACGAACTGCTTCTAACTTCTCATCCACTTCTGCTCCACGCCCAGAGAAGTTGGGTTCACCACCTCCACCTTTCACGTAGATCTCCCAGAACCAGAGTTCTGGCTGGTCCTTAACTTCTGTTAAGGGGTTAATATGGGGGTTAGGCTCGAACTGAATATCATCCCTAATGATAACGATACACGAAGCAAGCGTTTGTACCTGCATATCCAGGTCAGAAAGCCCGTTAAGAATAGGCGTACTGGAGTCAAACTCAGCGTCTAGTAGTGCTTTAAGAGCGTCTTGTATGGTCTTGTGATACCCCATTAGGTTCTCCTAATCGCCCGTCTAACCGCTTCACGTAAGCCTCTACGTTGGCCTTTGTTCAAACCCGCGAACTTTCTTGCTGGCATTGGTCCACCCTTGCCGGTGGAACTACCTCTGCCAACGATCTTGCTTCGTTGATCTTTACGCCCATAGAACTGAGCACCCGCGATAGCGTGGTAAGAACGGTTGCCGCTTGCTTTGTCACGTACATTGACTGTGACTAGGAAGCCCTTGTTTCTCACCTCAAGTTCGGTGTAGAGAGACCCCTTCAAGCCACCAGACTTATCCAGTGGTCTCCAAGAGGGCTTACCCTTCCGTCTTGCCCACGGTCTACCGTAGGGATCTGAAGCCGTAGCAAAGGTGGCTGATGTGCTCTTTTCAATGGCACGCTCAGTCCTTCTACCTAGCTCCTTCATCCCCGGTCTACCGAGTACGTTAAGAAGGTTGTCCAGCTTCTTGTCTACTGCTGAAGTGTTTGCCGTTACGCCCACGGAGGTAGCCTGTAGTTCTTGATCATCTGATCGTAGATGTTGGGGAGAGCGATCAACGTCCCACTCACGGTCTGAGCCACACCCCTGCCCTTAGACAGATACAGGTGTAGCACCAAACCCTTCATAAGCAACGTTAGGTCATACGGTATGTCAGAACCCGCATCCCCATAACCCACTTTCAACTCAATAATCATGCAGTCATACCACCGTAGATCACCCCAGGAGCCACTGGACTTAAGGATTACCCTTGGGTTCTTCCCTATCGTCGCGTGGTAGTCTCCTGGTTCCACAACGTTTTCGTTACCATCGTCGTCATAGGTCTTGATAGAAGTGATGGACTGAAGGGGAAGAAGCCTTAGCTTGATCTCACCCGACACATCTTCCTCATCCAACGTGACGGTCCACGTTTGAGTGATGAGCTTCCTACCATTGAACCTGAACTCCACGTAGGCATTTGCCTCATAGAGCAACTCGTTGATAACTTCATCGTCTACGGTAACGCCCGTCTCCATAGCAAGCCAAGCACGGGCATCAGCAAGAGATATAGGAGTAGCAGTTGGGTCCACAGTTCTTGTGTACTTCATTACTCACTCCGTTTAATTCGCCTACTTACGGCCTTTTTGACTGGAGCTTTAGCAACTGCTGTTTCAACAACCGCGCCACGCTCTGGCTCAGGTGCCGGAACTGCCTTCTTAAGAGCAAGCAGATACGCCGCATCCTTATCAGATACCTCAACGGTCTCACCAATAGCAGCTACTTCCCCATTACAGACTGTATTCTTAGTAATCAATACCTTCATAAAACCTCCTGAGAGTTTGGAAAGAAAAGAGGGGCGAATCAGGGACCGCCCCTCCTTGGTTGATAGATCCACGCTTAGACAGGCAGAGCGTCAAGCATTGCCGAGAAGGACTCGGCATGACGAACCGCAACGTCAACGTCTTGGAACGCAGTCAAACGAATCTGACCAGTGGTGTCCAAAATGAATGGATTCACCAACAGATCCAAAGATCCCCACATTCCAATCAGGATATCGGCCCAGTTACCGTAGAAGATAGCCGAGCACTTCGCAGTACTGGTTCCCTTGGTAAGAGTGTCAGACACCTGATTGGTAATAAAGGTCTTATACCCGTTGAGCGGGAAGTTGCCATCTGCCCAGAGCATGCGGGAATCAGTCGAAGCAACCCGCAGAATCTGCTTCAGTTCACCACGCATCAGCGGTGAGGTCATATAGGCAAGATTGCCAACGTCGGCGTTGTCAACCGCTACCTCAGTTTCGAGATCAACGATGTGGCTCCACGCGGGAGCAAGCCCATTCGCTCCACCGGCTACACTACCGATACCGACAGTTGAAGCAATACCAGTCGGAGCAGCAGTACCAGGACCATGAAGAGCAGCAGCGTCAATCGCAACAGCGATGGTAGCCGCAAGATCGTTCATCACGAGCTTGTCAACGTCAGGAGTGGACTGGAGCATCAGCTTACGACTGATGTTCTGCCACGCGCTGACACTCTTCGGAGTTAGAGTAACCTGACGGTAGCTAGTATCGGACTGCGTATGAGCCACGTCCTCAGCTACCCACGCTGCGTCAGTTCCAACCAGTCCCGCAGGAATAGCAACTTCACCAACAAGACCAGCCAGCACGGTAGCACCAGCCTGCTTCACCATCATTTTGTTGCGAAGAATGTCAATGTAGTTACCAGACTTGAGGTCGGTGGCAACGATTTGGTCACCAGTACCGGAGACCTTAGTCAGGTCAGTAGCACGGGTCTGGATGTCGTGGGGAAGGAAGAAGCCCTTGGGTTGCTTGTCAAACTTCTCAGCAACGGCATCCGAGCATTCTTTTTCCAAACCGGCTTCACGCCAGTTACCATCAGCCTGGGCACGAATGGCACGCATCAGCGAGTACTCACGTACCTGCCTCGGCTCCATGTCGATATTGGGCTGAGGAGCGTCAGCGGGATAAATCCCCGCTTCCTTGTCCATTTCAGCCGCACGTTCGATGCGAACACCAAACGAACGAGCTTCAGTCATAGCACCGTCATATACGGCACTTTCATCATCAGATAGATCCCGATTCTCTTTCTCTGCGTCCAGGGCAACAGCCTCGGCACGCTTAAGAGCATCGGCGCGAGCAGCCTTAAGAGCGTTAATATCCATTGTTATCTCCTTTGGATATAGTTAGTCCCTTAGTCTCTCGATCTCGATACGTCGGAGAAGAGCTGCTGCCTGATGGCTAGTAGTTACTTCGTCGTCCTCGGTGGGCTGATGCTCACCAGAAGGTTCGATTTCTTCACTTTTTGGGGGTTGATAGAAAGCCCTCGTAATGCTACGAAGACCAATTTCTGTTTGCGGGTACGCGGGGTACGTCACAACAGATACGTCAAACAAATCTACGTCAATAATTTCTCTGAGGGTGATTTCACCATCATCATTCTTGTGGGTTATTTCTTCCTTGACAATAAAGCCAAAGGACATTTGGTCGATGTCACCACGCTCAACAGAGGCTAGGAGATCATCTGCCCACACAGCGTCAGGCGGGTCAATCTCCACAGCAAGCCCCTTGTCATCTTCTTTAAGACCCAAGGTGCCTGACTCTGTACGCCCAAGAACATAGTTCTCATCGTGGTTCTTGAGGGCGCGTACATCCTGCTTCTCACTGATGGCACGTTTGAAAGCACCCTTACGGATTACTTCGTTGTACTCACCATAGAAGAAGTCAAAGATTTCGGTCTCTTCATCAAACACCGCAGCATAACCACGGAGCATTACCTTGTCTGAATCACCACGAGACTCAGCACGAAGCTGACCAAAGCGGATTTCCTTACGGCATTCTTTCTCATTCTTGTTCATATTCTACTCCAAAGTTATTACGCAGTCACATCCGGCGTGGAGTGGTGGCTGGAAGGTTGGTCCAGATGGCATAAACGGCTCTCCGTTAGCATCCTTCAAGTTACTCTGTTTACCATCAGTGAACGACTCACCGAAACCAACGGTGGTACCGTCCATATCTATACATATGGGGCAGGTCTCCCCCACCGCTCTCCACACGAACCTAGCGTCAGCTACTGCACCAGCAGCAGCCACCATCATGAACGCATTACCAAAGCGGGTAATCTCATGCGCTGAAATCTTGACAGCACGAGTGGTTCCAGAAGGTCCACCCTCCTGCCACTCCAACATACGTTGCTCTAAGACTTCGTATAGGTCTTGCTCAGTCTCTGCAACTAGCTTGTCAAGCTGTGATCTGCTACTTAGTGCGTGGTGAGCAGCAAAGGTTTCAATATACTTCTCTGCCCACGCCCGTAAAGCGGGGTTATCATCCCACTCTTCGTTGATCTCCCTGTACACATCGTTACCAACCGCTTGTCTAAGAGCCTCAAACGCGGGAGCTACTTGCTGCTCAGTGTACGCAGTGTCTTGGTAGAAGACGTATAAAAAGTCAGTGAACTCCTGCTTGCTGCGGTTAAGGTGCTTCTTAGCGGCAGAGAGGATCTGTTGTGCCTCTCTCTTAACCACTCTACGCATAGCATCTTCCAGAACTGGCTGGAAGGAAGCAATTAACTTGGTTCTAGCCTTAGCAACCTTGACCTTCTCATCCAGATCCACCTCTAACTTAGTTATACCCGCTGGGAGTGCTCTCACAGGAGTACCGTGGTCCTGTCCACACCCAGGAGCGGAGAAGTACTGCATCGGTTTACTTCTATCCGGGTTAAGTGCAGGTACAACGGTCTCATCTGCGGCAACGAAATTGAGAGGGATGTAATATGTATCACCATCGGGTGTTGGTGGCATATTCTCTAGCTCTCGAATCTCATTTGCACTGATTACGCCACGATCCCAGAGAAGTGCGTAGCTTGAATACCGGGTTTGGATATCACCACGCAGTAAACCCTCTAAGCTATGTTCTAAGTAATAACTCCCCTGCTTATCCGGGGTTATAAGTTTCATGTTCATTGCTTGCTCCGCACCCTCACAGATGGGAGTCATCGTATGTTTTGCAAAAAACAGATCTTGCTTCTCAATGTTGCTGAAGGTAGCCTTGTCCAAATCACCAATCATGTGGGCTGGAACACGGTAGCCACCAGAGATTTCACTTCTACCGAGCTGTCTACTACCCAGGAACTGGGCGTGCTCAGGGGAAATCCCGATGGGTTCATAGCCTACCCCGTCCTCTAAGAACGCTACTGAGTGCTGGTTAGCTGCTGTGTGTGCCTCATTCCAAGATTCCTTGATACGGTCATAGACTTCATCATCTACCACCCCTGGGTGGGTCAGTACGCCACTGGGACGGGCATCGTTAGCAAAGAGCCGTGCCCCGTAAGACTGCATCGCGTAGTTGTGTCCCATCGTCTCTGCCATCACGTCTAGTGGTGACAGCCCAATAAGACCATCTGCTGAAAGCCCCTTGAAGTGCAGTACGTCTCTAGCTGGAATACGCATAGCGTCTCTAGCCCTAGGCGAGTAGTCGTAAACTAGCTCCCCGCCCTCTGTCACCTTCATCGTAATGTTGTCTGGGTGCATCGGGTGGATAGCAACCGGCTCACCGTGCCCGTTACGCTGAATTCTGTTGAAGGAATTACCCCTCAAGCACAGACCGAACATAATCAGTTCGCGCCACTCGTAAGCCGTCATGTGCTGGTTAGGGCTAACTGTGAGCAACGGGATAATAGGATTGTCCGTTACCCGCACCCTGCTCCCGTCAGATTGACGTTCAAAAAGATGTAGGGGTAATGAGGCATATGATTCAGCAAGCACTTTTGTGCAGGCGTACACAGCACTAATGGCTAGTGCAGTCTTTTCGTTTATGCTCACCCCTGCTGAAGAAGGTGCTCCAGATCGGATTAGATCCCTCAGTTGCCTATCAGAGATAGAGCGTTTCTCTGTTGGGTTGAACCGCTGTAATATGCGGCTAAAAATATTCGCCATGTTACGCCCCTATTCAAATCGTCCTAATGCCGCGAGTTGCATATGCTGATGGCTTCTCTTCTTCTCCGAAGAGCTGCCGGTTAAACGCTAAGATAAGTGCTATCGCAGCGTCAATTTTTTGGTCCTCCCGTTCTTTACGCGGGAAGATGTTCTCATTAGCATCGGGTTTTACGGTCACGTTGGAAACACACCACGCCAATATTGGGTCACCGTTGTGGTGTACCCGTCCTGCATCCACCAAAGCCGCAATCCATTTCATCGGCTCAGATAGCTGCTTAGTGACCATCTGAATTTCAGTTACCATGAGCTTACGCCCACACTTCCCAGTTTGAAGGTTATTAGCTAACTGGTAGGCTCCCCAATTATCAAAACCTAAGTCTCTAATCTTGTGAAGCTTTGTAGCGTCCTGAATGTCACCTTCAATAACATCCAAGTCGATCATGTTTCCGTCTGTTGTATGAAGAAGTCCCAGATTCATCCACTCCTGGTAATGGGGCTTCGTTGTATCTATAGCCGCTTCCTCAGGAAGCCAGTGCTCCCCGAACACGAAGAAGTGGTCCACGCCATCAATGTTTTCCTTGAACACCCGGCACCAGGACGTGAGATCCTTCTTAGATGCCACGTCCACCCCGGCTGTGGCAGAGTCATTCCTGAACTGCCCGATAGCAAGCGTCTTATCTGCTGCCTTGTGCCAGCTCTCCATGTTCATCCACGGGGATCTGGCGTGGCACCAAACATCCATGTGTTTGGTCTTAAAGGTGTTCTGCTTCCTAGCAGAGTTAATTGCTTCTCTCTGTTGAGCTATCAGGTACTCACCTGATACGCTCACGTCGTAATTGGGATTGGCCTTAACCAGCGTCTCTGGTAGTGTCCAGTCATCCTCTTCATCAATCGTCCAGATTACGCAGAACAGCCGGTCATTCTGAACCGTTCCTTCAAGCACCTTTAGCGCATCTACTCTCAGGGAGTAGCAAGGACCAGCTAAGTCCGTACCCGCTGTAGTTATCACGAAGAGTAGAGGCTGGGTTCTAGCACCCATACCCGTCTTCATCGTGTCGTAGAGGTCGTCTGTAGGGTGCTCGTGGTACTCATCAATGATGGCGCAGTGAGGTGAAGGACCGTCTCCGGGCTTCCCGATCACCGGCTTGAACCGTGACGCATTTCTGATGATGAAGAGGCTCTTAGCTGCTACCTCTACGCCTGTGACATCTCTAAATTCCTCTGTCTTCTCTGCCATTAGCTTAGCGGGTCTGAAAACCTCCCAAGCTTGCTCCTCACTTGTAGCTCCTGAATAGACTTCCGCCCCGTGCTCACCGTCTGCTGCAAACATGAGTAGCCCGATGGTAGCAGCCAATAAACTCTTACCGTTCTTCCTTGGGATCTCTCCATAGAACTCACGGAAGCGTCTGAGCTTGGTCTTCCTCTCTACCCACCCGAAGAGATTGCACACTATGAAACACTGCCACGGCTCAAGGACAATGTTCTCTTTCTTAGATGCCCATATCCCCTTGGTGTGTGGAAACGCTTCAATAAAAGTGCAGGCGTGCTCAGCAAATTCCATATTGAAGACAAACGGAAATTCCTTATTTGAGGAGGTGCGGAGGTCCGTTATAAAACGCTGAGCCGCCTGCTGTACCTGTTTACACGCGGGGATTTTCCCCTTGATCACGTCCCGCGCATACTGCTTAGCCTTATTGCTGTAAGGATGTTTAGCCACCGAAATACTTCTCTTCTGGTGCCCCTAACAGCTCTCTAGTCCACCCCCCGTAAGACTGCACCCGTCCATCTAGGAAGCTTAGAGCAGCACGCCACCCCTGTTGATAATCTTCATAGGGAGAACCATCTGTTGGTTCTAACCCATCTCCACGTACTCTGGTAGAGCCTGTCAGGTGTACACCCGCCAGTACCAGCCGGTCATATCCACCAAAAGTCAATGCCCACTGGACCACGTAGAGGGCTGAGGAGCCACGCCACTTGACGGGACCGTAGTACTCAACCGTCTCTCTCTCTTGCCCTGGTAAGAAGGACTCTCCAAAGAGGTGCTCAGGTGTATTACCATATAGGAACCTACGTACTACTAGCCAGTCAGCAAGCTGGTCAGCATGAACGCTACCCCAAGCCGCGATGTCATCCAGGTAAACAACCCCCGCAGCGTTAACCGCAAGTACGTCTACCGTGCATAATACGTTTGCTATCTCTTGTTCCCATCCGGGTGCTGATCCCAGCACCACCCCAAGCCGCATTATTTCCTCATAGAGAACGGGTTTTTCTTACTCTCGTTCTTCTTCACTACGCTCACCTTGCTACGCGCTGCTGGGGTTAACCCGCACTCGCTGTAGAGGCTCTGTAGGTGACGCATAGTTTCGTTACGCATAGTGACCGCTGGGTTGCCTTTCCAAAGGTCAATCTCACCCTTCTTATTCAGCTTTGCGTAAGTGTGTCCTTGCTCTTTGATGATCTCGTTAAGTATCATCATCTCGTGCTCACGCTGAGCTATCAAAGCAACGATGTCACCGTCAACTTCTGTTAGTACACCCATCGTTTCAAGGAGTTCCAGCCCCGCATCAAACCGTTCTTGCGCTTCCTCCACCATCCATAGTGGTGTTTCTGGGAAGCCTTCGGGAAGATCGGGCTGCTTTTCGTTAGAGGCACACTTGCGGAAACTGCCCTTCACTACCTTTAGGTGGTCCGGTGTACGTTTACGTCCTTGTGCCATATCTAAACCCCTGCGGTCTTCAAGGCCCACGCTTTCTTGAGAGCCTTTATCTGCTTTTTGGTAAGCCCCTTCTCCACTAGTAAGTAACCACCCGCGCTTAGCCCGACATCCAACAGCCTTTCGTGTGCTTCTTTAAGCAGCCACTCCAGATCCTTTATTCGTTCCTGCTGTTCTTGGAGCTTTTCTTCCATTTCGGCAATAGCGTCTACGCTTTTAGCTACTACGTTCTTCACTTCGTCGTAGTCCTTGAGCACTATCTCTACCGTTCCTAAGTTAGCAACCATGTAATCCTCCTAAGTGCTTTGTTTACGGTGTTTAGCCCCTCCTAAAAAGAGCTAAGTGGAATCTCTCCTCATACCTTGCTCATAAGAGATTCCC